TACACCAGCCCGGCGTTCGCCAGGTATGTGTTCGTGTCACTGGCCGTCAACACCTCACCAGTCGTAAACGTCTTGATAGCCATGTCAGAATCCTAACCTGTTGTAATCAAGGGTGCCGAAAATAGGGTCGTTCAACCGCAAATAAGCGTTTTGGTCTTGCCCAGAAAGCACCCAACTACACGTCCAATCTTCCGGCGTCGCATCAAACTGCAAACCCTCAATGACGCACTCGTGCTGCACACCACGAAATACGATCACCGCAGCTGCCTTTACCTGGTTCTGGTCAGCCAAACCGACGCAAGCAGCCGTGTTGTTAGAACCCTTGAAACGCACCGTGTACGGCACCTTGGCGCTTTGATCAAGCTGGTTCTTTACATACGCAGCTAGGTCAGCGGCCTGGCTGGTGGTGTTGTTGATTGTCTGGATGGTTTGCACGAAACGGCCGGTGCCCGACGACTGGTCAGCTAGGCCGGTGGCCTGCACCACGACCTTGCTGCCGTAGTTCTGTGCCTTGGACAGAAACTCGATGGCGTCATACTTTTTCGGGGTAACACCCATGACGGTTGCGCTGGTGTCTGACAGCACGTTGCTGCCCAACCCATACAGTTCGGTGCTGTTGCGTCCGTACAGCCCCATGTACGCGTCGAAATTGGGGCCGCCGCTAATCAGCTGCCCGTATTCGCGTACTGCGCCCTGTTCAGTTGCCATAAGCGTGTTGACGGTGTTGGTTACCTGACCAGTCAATGTTTGCGCGCTGGTGAATGAACCCCACCCGGACGAAACGTAAACCTCCGATGAGGTTTGTGCCGTGCGAATTGCCAAGGCCAGGCTGGACGTTGAGTCACCAGCTGTGGTCGTGAAACTTTGGTCGTTGCGGCCGGTCGAACCGTAACGGCCCTGCACTGTTATTTCCCAAGTGTCGTAATTGGTGCTGAAGCCGTACAGGATGCGGACGTCCTGTATTGAGCCGTAAAAGTATGCAAATTCGCTGCCGCCGTCGCTGACCGCAATCCGCACAACATCGTTGATTTGCGGGCCGCCGGTGCCAGCTGCGCCGAACAAGGTGTCGGGGTTGCGGCCGAAAATGGTGGCAATGCTGGACGTCCAATTATCGGTCAGGTTGCGTCGGCCGACGTTCCAGGAAACACGCTGGATTGGCACCGTAATGGTGGACGGTGATCCGCTAGACGGGTTTTTGTAGCCGACAGTGATTGTGGGGCGTGTAGCCATTACGCGACCTGAACAGAAATTGGCAGTGCCCCGTTGCGCTTAGTCCACTCGACGATTGCCTCTACCACCGCGTCAGGGTTTGCAGATGTAGCGTACACGTTGACTGGGGCGGCAACCATCCCATTAGTGCCGCCGATAGACGCGTCAATCTGGTCAAGCCTCAGACCACCCAGGCTGATTTCGGGAAGGCCCATAGGCCCGACATAGCCGTCCGGCCCCTTAGGCACAACCACAGCGCTTTTAGCGGCTTCTGTGGCCTTTTTAGCGGCGCTCGTGGCATAGCCAGCACCCAACCCGGAAACAGGCCCAGAAACGCTCCCAGCGCCAGCAGCGGCCATTGCGCCAGAGACATCGCCGGCCGCGATTGCTGACACCGTGGACCGCGTAGGAGTCGAGCTGGCCTGCGTTTTGGGATCGTCAGAAAACCGCCCGCCAGTGATTTTGTCCAGCAGGGTGACTATTTGGGGAATGAAAAACTTTGAGCCAATCATGTTCATGACGCGCTCGACGCGGGGTGACACTTTGTCGGCCAATGTCTCGAATGCTTTGGCAATAGCGACTATTCCAAACGCAAAGGCCACAAACGGGTTTACTGCCATTGCGGCGTTGAGGGCCACCGTCGCCACTGCAATGCCGGCAATGCTGGCCGCAACGGTTGTAAAAACCTTTGGGTTATCTTGCGCCCATTGGGCAAGTGTTTGCAGTTTCGGCAACGCTTTTTCAATAACCGGCAACAGTGCGGCGCCAACGGATTCTTTAGTCTCGTCAAGTGCCACTTTCATTTTGGCAAACCCGCCGGCGGCGGTGTTGCTGGCTTCCTTGGCGGCCCCACCAAACGTGCCCTGCAACTTGGCGAACACTTCCTCCAGGCTGGCGCCGCCCTTGATCATTTCGCGCACTGACGGATCAAGCTTGGCTAGCGCCTGCAACTGGCCACCGTAGGCGCGTTCCACTGCCTTGCTGGCCTGCTCCAGGCTGATGCCCTTGGCCGCGGCAATGTCTGCCGCCAGCGACGCAGCGTTCTGCGCCTCGTTCACGTCCTTGGTGACGCGCACCAGTCCCGCTAGCGCCGGCCTCAGCTGGTCGTCCGTAATGCCAAGATTGCGGCCCTGGGCGCTGATGTACTTCTCGACCGACTTGATCTGCTCGTCGGTTGCCCCGGTAGTTGCCTTCAGCTGGCGGGCAAGCATTTGCTGGGACTTCTCGTCCTCCATGGCGGCCTTGACCGCGTCACCCATTGCGGCAGTCAATGCGCCCAGCGCGGCAGCTGCCGGCACCGCCGCCTTTTTGATTGCAAACTGGGCTTTTTCGCTAGTGGTTTCTAGTTGCTTGAATTCCTTGATGGCCTTCTTGACGCCCGTGTCAACAAACTCGGAGATAATGGGTATTTGGATGGCCATTAGCGCCCCTGCCTGTTCACGTCGCGCATGACGTCACGCACCAAGCGCTCAAACCCTGCCTCCAGCTGGCGGCGGTTGCCCTCGACAGCCTTGGACAGCACACGGGTCTGGCCGGCGTCCACCGGGCCAAGATTGCGGCCTAGCACGTTGTTGGTCTTGCGGCCTGCCGTCTCAAAGATGACGGCGCCTGGGTCGGTTTGCTGGATCAGGATGACGTTGCTTGTCTTGCGGGACGTGTCGACCTTGACCTTGGTGCCCCGGCGGGCCTTGGCGGCGCTGTACGGAAACAGGGTGCGCCCCTTGGCTTTCCACTGGCGGTTCATGCCTGAAAGCGGCATTTCCGGGTAGGCGGCCTGTGCGGCCTTGACCGCTGGTGCCCCGATTTCCTTGGCGTCACGGTTGAACTGCTTACGCAGCTCGGGGTCAATGCGGCGCAGCTGCTTGATGGCGTCCTCGACGCCTACCAGGCTTATGTTGGCTGTCGTCGTCACCGTTGTTTCCTCGCTTGCTCGTTCAAGATACTAACCACCGTGGCTAGCGCCTGCCCGCTGAACGGGATGTCGGGTGGCCAGTACCCGGTGCTGACCAGCACCACCGCTAGCGCGTAGTGGTACGAGCCTTTCAGGAAGGGTTTTCGGGTTCCTCCCCGACCACTTCAATGGCGGCCAGCTTCTTGACGTAGTCGTCAAACACTGCCGGCACGACAATGCCTGACTGTTTGCAGGACTCGAACGCCATGAACGCCAGATCTTCGACGCCGATGCCGGACGCCAGGTCGGACGCTTTGCGCTTGTATTTGCGCTCCCAGGCCACGACCACAAAGAGGTTTGTGGTGACGGTGTAGTCCTGGCCGTCGTTTGTGGTGACGTGCAGGTGCAGCTGCATTGTTTCTCCCTCGGTTGGTAGGTGTGGATCAGGTGACGTCGCGCACCCAGGTGCCGCCGGTGAATGTGGCGGTGACCATTGCAAGCTCGCCCACGGTGGACGCGATTGGCGTGAAGTTCTCCAGCATGCAGTTGGTGATGACGTACTCGGGGTTGGTGGCCGACTCGGTGGTGCCGGACGGGCTGATGGTCAGCACGGTGGTGCCGGTGCCGACGCAGCTGGACAGGATGCCCTCGACCTCGGTTGCGCCGTAGCTGAGGAACATTTCCAGCGTCACCTCGACGGACTGGAGGCCCGAGACGAAGCGGTGGCCAGTGTCGCCCATGGCGGTGGACTCCAGCGGGTCGACGCCGATGGTGACGGTGACCGACCGGCACTGGTCGGACAGGTCGGTCGTGGTGACGCCCTGGGTGATGTTCACGGTGGCGTTGGAGAGGAATGTGCTGGTGGCCATTGTGTTCCTTTTAGTTGCGCCGCACGGCTACCCGCACGGTCAGATCGTATGTCGGCAGCTCCTGTCCGCCGCCAATAATCATGACACCTGGGCGCAGGTCTGTCACGGCTATTGACGAATTCATGATGGTGTCCGCCAATGTAAGCAGGAAGTTGCTGGCGTCCTGGTTGCCTGGCGGCGGGGCGCAAATCCGAATCCGTAGGGTTATGTCCCCGACGTTGTAGGTAAACGCCTCGACGGTTGGCAGCTCAATGAAGAACGTCATGGGTCGGGCGTTGCGTGGGTCGGTGACGACCTCGTACCCGGTGTTCAGGGCGGTGATGGCGGTGCTTGTGGCGTTTACCGCGTCCCACAGGATGCCGGAGACGGGCATTTAGGCCACCTGGGGGCGGCCGACGCCAAGCAGCTGCAGGATGCGGCCTAGGGCGCTCGGGACGGGCACTGTGCCCATGGCGTCAAACGACGCAAAACTGTCGGCGCTGCCGCGTTCCCTGTACAGCAGGGCCGCGTACATGATCGTGCCCAGCGTGACGTCGCCGCCGGGGCTGGTCGTCAGGCTGTCCTGCCCGTAGCCGGACTCGACGCGGCGCCGGTAGCAGAATTGGTTACTGGCCGAAACGCAGCGGGTGATAAACGCGGTGTCGTTTGCGGTTGCGACGCTGATCCCCAGCCATTCCTCGACCATGGCGTTGGTGACCCATGTGCAGGTTTGCGTCCACGTCAGGGTGCCAGTGGGGACGGCCGTAGTGAAGTCAAGGTCGTCGCCCTCGTCGTAGAACAGCACCTGATTGGCTCGTGGCACCTCAGGGTTGTAGGTCCATTCGCCGGTGACGCCGTCGGTGCCTGTGAACGCGTACTGCGGGCAGAAAAGGACGGTGTGGGTGCCGTTCAGACCGTGACCAAGCCCGGCCAGCGTGATGGACTGGCCAGGCTCGATCTCGGTGTCTGTGAGGGTTTGCACGACCGCGTAGTTGTCGAGGCGCTGGTGCGCGATGACGGTGTACACGGCCATGGTGCAGTTCCTTCGCCTTTATCAGGCGACGGTGATGGACTTGACCTGGTCGCTGTCTGCGATGAACGTGGCGACGTAGCCGTAGTAGCTGAACGTGCGGCCGAGGGTGCCGGGCACCTCGACGCTCATGAGGCCGCGCACCTGCTCGTAGAACTCGATCGCGGTGCCACGGGCGACCACCATGGTGCCCGACGCGAAGTTCTTGTCTGCCACCAGGTTGAGGCCGAACGGGTTGTAGGTGTTCAGCTGGGTGATGTTTGCGGAGCCTGCTGCGTTGACGCCCATGAGGCCAGCTGCGCCGGCGTACGGGAACACGGGGCGCTTGTCGGCATCGAGCTGGGCACCGAGGGACTTCCAGACGTCGGGCGACACGAAGATGTGGTCCGGCAGGAAGTTGGTGGCGTTGAGGATGTCGGTAGCCGCGTCGTACAGCGCCGCGATGAGGGTGCTGGGGTCGTTTGCGGTCACTGTTCAGGTGCTGCCAGATGCGGATGCGCCGGCGGTGATGGCATCGCTGGCCACGTTGTCCGACCGGAGCAGGTACTGCCCGGCGAGGTCGCGCAAGATGATCTCCATGGCGGCGGGGCTGGTGAAGTCGACGTCCTGCACCGACAGGGTGACCTGTCCGGCCAGCGTGGTCTTGGTGACGACGTTGGACGCGATCACCGGGGTCGTTGCCGACACGCCCGACAGTTCGGGCGACTGTGCGCCGACGCTCGGGTGGGTCGTCCAGGTGGGACGGATGAACGTCTTCTGGGAGCCGCCGTCCGGGAACGCCCTTGCGCCCACGGCTGCGACCACAGGCCTGATGTAGTTCAGGTCCTGGAACACAGGTCCGAGCACGGGAACCGGAAGCAGACCGGGGGTGTCCGTGGTGAGGACGTCGCCGGCTGCGGCCTGCAGGGCGGTCTGCTTGTCCTTGGCGGCCTCGACGAACGCCTCGTTGACGCGGCGGAACGTGTCGCCACCGATGTGGTACGCGGCGAGGTACTCACCTGCGGACGGCATGGCGAACTTGCGCTTGGGCTGGGCCGGCAGCGCCGGCGTGGGAATGGCAGCTGCCTCGACGACCTCTGCCTGTGCGGGTGTGGCTTCCACTATGGGTTCCTCCTCTGGAACTTCTGGGTTTGTGGGTTCGTCGGGGTTAGTTTCCGCTTGCGCGGCTACTTCTGTGATGGTAGCACCAGCGAACGCAGGGATGGGCACAAGTGACAATTCCATCCACTCGGCTTTTGTGACCGTCATGCGGCCCTGCTTGTCCTCGGTGTACTCGATCGGGTTGACGCCTACAGAAACGTCCATGACGCCATCGGCTGCAAGCACCAGTGCCTCGTCGCCCAGCGCGGTGCGCGAGATCCGCATGGATGCAAGCATGGCCTCGTCTGTGTCAACGCGTTCGGCCACGATGCCGACGGGCTTGGTGGAGTCGTGGTACATGAAAACGCGGGCGGCCTTGCCGTCAACCGGCAGGCTGCCCGGCTTGAACATGACTTCTTGGCCGCCGGACACGGTGGCGAACACGTTGTACGGCACGGCAATGGCGTCGATGCGGCGTTCGCCGTCCTCGCCTTTCTTGGCTTGGACGGTGACGGTGTCAGTGGTGAAGCGGATCATGCCAGTTCCTCCTGGGTGTTTTCCTCGGGCATTTGCGGGTCGGTCACGTTGACGTTCGTGCTGGTGTCGGCCACTTCCATTTCGCCCAGGAACTCGTCGTAGTCAAACTCGACGTAGGTGCCGTTCGGCAAGATGGCGTTCGAGCTGAGGGTGGACGCGATGACTTCGGCGTAGCCCTTGGTGCCGTACAGCCACAAGTCCCAGCGGGATTCTTTGCTGTTCGTGTAAGCGTATGAGCCGGTGGGGACGCCCAGCAGGTAGGGCGGGATGTTGCAGATTTGCGCCATTTGCAGCGCAGAGAATTGTGCCGACTCGATGAGCAGCATTTTGTCAGGGGTTGCCGACGTCGGTTCGTACGTCAGGAACTCGTTTAGTGCGGCGGTTTGGTTGGATGCGCGGGCCGCGTTGAACGCCGCCGACAAATCGGCAAGTTCTTGGGCGCTGAGAGGTTCGCCACCGACCTGGCGGAGGATGCCGGAGGGTATGGAAGAAGCGGCGTTGCGTAGCCTGGCGTCCTCAATCCGTAGGGCGGTGGCGATGGGTTGCTCGGAGCTGTAGATCAGGCCTTGGCTGGCGCCGATGAACTGCACGACGTTTGCGGGGTCAAGCATTTCACCGTTGAAGTACAGCTCGTTGCTAGGGGCGTACCAGACAGGGCCGACCTGGTCGGGTGTGGTGATTGAGCCGGTTGGCAAACGTGTGAACGATGCGGGGTAGCCGTCCTGTGTGCGGCTGGTGACGTACAGGAACGCCCGCCCGTAGAAGAACAGGTCGTCAAACAGCCAGCTGATGAACGCCTCGTAGCTGATTGAGGGGTCGGGGCGGCGCAGCCAAGAACGCGGCG